GGGTCAGCAGTGAGTTTATTTTTATTATCTAGAATGGAAGTGACCTTATCCGATTGATTGAAGTCGTGTATGTTGTTCAAGTCTTCCATGTTAAGCATAGGCAAATCATCGATGTCGTTCACGACCAAGCCATCTGCTGTTTCAAAAAAATATTTAGTAGAAGGTGAGACCATAACGTAGCCACCTTCACCTCTGACATCTAACTTACCAGTCATGTTTCTGACATTCAGACCTTCATTGACTTGATAGAAATAGTGATAGCCACCACGAGGAGTCTTTTGTTTAAGAGGCGATCTAGTTACTTGACCAGATTCTACGAACTTGACCGCCTCTTCGCTATCGCAATCTAGGACAACAAAAGTTATCCCAGTGATAGCAGCCCAGTTGGCTCCCGGATACCGAGCCAACCACTCTCTCAATTCTTCTTGTGTGGGTTGTCTTCTTTGATAAGTTTCCCATTTAACTCTAGGTGTCTTCGCCCATTTTGCACTGAGCTTGTCATCGTCTTCAAAAGGGTGACGCTTTCTAAAATATTCTGGGATAGCTTCGTTTCGAGAACCACAAGGTATTAAATGAAAGCCTTCTTCCCAGAAAGACCAAATCATTTCTTGTCTGGCTTCCTCGGAAATATTTTCCCAAGATTTATTTTCGTTTAGTATCAGCGACATACATCTCCACTAGTCTATTGCCCTTGCCTTTCTTTTTTAATCTTCTCTCGTTTCTAGAACTTAGTGGCTGATTACTTTGATTATTCATTCCATACTTTAATTCAGATCTTTGAATTTGATTAGAGCTTCTATACCTTAACTTCATTTATTTAACCCATCTATTATTCTGTGAGTTAGCAAAGGATCTCTGTAAATATTTACTATCTGTTTCTTTTCCTTTTCAGATAATTCTTCATAAGTTCCGCCTTCGTTCCAAAACAATATGCCGCCTTCTAAAGTTCCATGATCTTTATAATTTGCTTTCATTTCTGGTGACAACTGTTCAAACCAAGTCCAACTGTCATGACCGTACTTTAAAAAACAGTAATGAGTAATGTGCTCTTTTAATGTGTAATTTTTTTCTAACATGCAGTCTCCTCTTCGATGGGTCCGTAGATGTCTTCCCAGGTAAGAGCTTGATTAGTTACCAACATAATCTTCTTAGCTTGTTTAACTGTAGGTTGTCTTGTGCCGTAATACCAAGAGCGTACTGCATGAACCGATACATCACATATCTCTGCAACATTCTCTATGCCTCTGTTTTTTATATATTCTTGTAATTTATTCATGGCGTTATTATAGAGAAGCATTTTCATAATGTATATTTTTTTTTACATATTTGTCTAAATTAATTTAAAAAAGTGTTTGACATTCTGAATCTTTATCTATTTAATTGGCAATGAACAAATTTACAGAGAGATTTTATGAACGATATAAAAGAGAAAACCGAGTTCGACGAACTCCAAGAACTTATCGAAAGAAAGAAAAAGAATTTGCTGTGGCAAAAGAAACTCCGTGAGGAATCTAAAGAGTTAGACATTGCAATAGCAAGACACCCAAGAGTAAACGAGCAAGTAATTCAACTTAGTAATACTGGTGGATCTCATCGCGTGACGCTTGATGACTTTGACTCTGATATTAAAGTTGAGTATCGCTTGAAGAAATCTTGGGACCAAGACTATGTTGCAAAGATACATGCCGAAGGCAAGGTGCCAGCTAATCTTTGGCCATTTCAAATAGAGTATAAAGAAGACAAAAGAAAAACTTCTACTCTAGCTGAACAACACCCATCCCACTACTATAAATTAGCTGAAGGTTTGACTACTGAAATATCAGATCGTCCATACGTCAGCTTTGTTGAAAAGAGGAAAACCAAATGAGTAAAAAATCTAACAAAATGATTGAAACAAAAATAAAAAATAAATTAAAAAAAGAAGGCATCAATGAAGATTGGATGAAAAAACATTTAGTCATTCTTGCTGATGATGAGGAAACCAAATGAGTAAAAAAATAGAGATGACTCCCGCACAAAGCGAGTCCAAAGAAAAGTTGTTTGCCGAAGCTTACGACTATTATGCAAAACATTATTTCAATATTAATGACTTTGTAAAAGCAGTAGATTATTTAAGAGAAAACGGTTTGAGTTTTGCTCACATTGCAAAGATCTCAGGCATGACTCATAAAAGTCTCATGCAGTTTTATTATCGAGATCAAATCGAACCACATGCTAGAACCAAAGGCAAAGCTAATTTCTTAATAGACTTTGTTTCCACCATAAAAAAATTAGGTACAGAAACAATTCCAGGGAGGTACAACAATGTCAAGTCTTGAAGATGAATTATTATCTGGCTTAGAGCCCGGACCAATAAGAATAAATGTTGGCGGTATAGATGGCATAGGTAAAAGTACCTTCGGCTCTCAAGCTCCCAAACCAGTTTTTATTTGTACCGAGAAAGGTACAGCATTCTTAAATGTTAAGAAGTTTCCATTGTGTGAAAAGTATCAAGACATTATTGATTGTATTAAGAAACTAGCCACTAGAGATCATGATTTTAAAACAGTTGTTCTAGATACTACAGACTGGGCAGAGATCCTCACTCACGAAGCAGTGTGCGCAGAAAAGAATGTAGCTAGTATAGAGGACATAACTTATGGTAAAGGCTACACTGCGGCCAGAGAAAAGTTTAGAAAGATTTTAAGAGGTTTAGATGTCTTACATGATCAAAAGAAGATGAATGTCATCTTGCTTTCGCATGTAGATATTAAAACTTTTAAAGACCCAGAGAGAGAACCTTATGATAGGTATCAATTGAAGTTGCATAACAAGACAGCTTCCATCATTAGAGAATGGGTCGATTTCAATTTCTTTGCGAACCACCAGGTTCGTACTGTGAAAGAGGGGAAGGGCTTCAACGAGCAGACAAGGGCACTTGCCATGGGTGATCCTATGCTGTTTACGAAGTTCTCTCCCGCCTTTGACGCGAAGAGACGAGTTCCTCTTCCAGATAAGATAGAACTCAAATGGGATTCGTTTTACGACGAATATAAAAAATCAATACAAAAACTGTCGGAGGCATAGGTGCACATAAAGAATAACTCAAGAATATTTTTTACTGCACTTTATGTCTTCGCAAGGAGTTAAATTTATGAGTGATGACTTTGAAATTATGTTAGGCGAAGTGCCTGATCAAGAAGATGACTTTAAACCTATGCCTGCTGGCAACTATGAATTGGTTGCTAACAAATGGGAGAAGAGAACATCTAAAGCTGGAAATGCAATGGTTGAAATCGAGTTTCAAGTACTCGGCCCAAGCCATGCCAATAGAAAACTTTGGGAGTATTTTACTCTTGAAGGAAATGCTGTAACCGTAACCGCTAGGAAAATTAAAGCTTGGCGTAAAGCGTTAGGGTTAAGCACCGATGTCAGTTTCAATGCTGAGGCCTTGGACGAAATGATTAACAATCCTTTCCAAGCCAAGATCAAAATTGAGCCTGGAACAAATGGGTACGAGGACAGTAATAAGATACAAGATTATTTAGCCAAAGGATCTTCATCTTCAGAGGAGGCGCCTGCGGCGAAACCTTTACAAGAAGAAGATGATGCTATGCCTTGGGATAAATAACTGGGTCATCTCCCAAAAAAGTCCTACCGAGCAAGTTGATTAATACGAGCGGCGTTACGAGTTCGGTAGGCACAGATTTCGGCTCAGTCTCCAAAAAAGTCGAAGTCTAGGTAGTGAGCCGATATCGGGTGTATTGCGTATTCCCGGCATAAAAACTACTTAGTCTTCGCATTAGGAAACAAATATGATTGATGATAAAAAATTAGTCGCTAACTCTGAGAAGTTGTTAGCAAAAATATATGAGGTAAACAATCACATACTGCCAGTTGAATTATTTGATGAGGTTGCAGCTTGTGTTGTTTCGATAAACAGATTAAAGAGAGCGAAGGTGCTATATGAAAGACGACAAAATAGATTTGGAAGAGATATCAAAGAAGGACTTATTAAGAGAATTAAGACTTCACATGATGTCATTCAACAAAAGAATGGGAGAAATCAAAAGTCCCCATAAATTATTAGAAGTATTATTAACGTATGTAGTTTGCGTTACCTACGATGTACTACAAGAAAGTACCAATGAGGCAACCATGTTGATCGGTGCCTCCTGGGGCAGAGTCATTAATGATATTGCTAAAGAAAAAGGCATGACTAGAAAAGAAGTTTTCTTTCAAGCAGATATGCTAGGCAATTTAGCTGGAGGAGCTAACACCGATTGGAACTCTATAATTGAATATGGCAAAGACCAAGGGCTTATAGATGAAGATTATGTAATAGATCCAGAAGAGCTTGAAGAACTTGATGAAAAAGAAGTTATCGACGCTGTTAAGCTGCAAATGGAAAGCAAAGATAAAACCAAACACTAATGGCTGTAAGAAAAGAAGTAAGAATACATATATCTAGGGCTAAGTATAAAAAGACTAGCCAAGGTTCTCGTAATGTAAAGTTCAGTAGCATGAACAAGAATAAAAGAAAGTCCTTTAAAGCATATAGAGGACAAGGAAGATGATCAATGAAACTAAGACCTTATCAAGAAGACGCTATCACTGCGCTAGAAAGTTGGTTTGCAACTGAGTCAATAGAGAAACACCCTCTACTCAGTTTGCCTACTGCGTCTGGCAAAACAGTTATCTTTTCCAACTTTATTAAAAGAACCATAAAAAAATATTCTGACGCTAGGTTTTTAGTCTTAGCGCATAGACAAGAACTTATCGAACAAGCAGAAGAAAAAATAAAATCAGTATGGCCAGATGCACCAGTCGGTGTGCTATCAGCTGGGTTAAAAAGATCTGAGGTAGATTCTCAAATACTTGTAGCTTCAAGAGATACTTTGGCTTCTGGATCTAGATTAAAAAAAGTTGGACATTTTGATTACACCATCATTGATGAGGCCCATAACATATCCCCGGACGAACAAACTAGATACCAAAAGATAATTAACGAGTTATCTGCTGAACGAGCTATGCGTGTTCTAGGCTGTACTGCTACACCTTATCGTATGGGCCAAGGTTATATCTATGGCAAAAGAAAAGATCATTTCTTTCATGACATTGCTTATCAAGCAAAGATACCAGACTTAATAGAACAAGGTTATCTAGCTAGGATTACTTCTTATAAAGTAGATGACAATACTATTATTGATGCTAGTAAAGCCAAGCTTAAATTTAAAGGTGGCGATTACAAAGAATCCGATCTAGAAAAATTAGCCATGGACGAGAAGACCATTGTCGCTATCATCAATGATTGGCTAGACAAAGCATACACCAAAGGCAGAACAGCTTCCGTGTTCTTTTGCGTATCGGTATTACATGCTATGAAAATGAACATGCACTTACAGAAGCATGGGATTGAATCAAGATTACTAACTGGCGAAACTCCTGGAGAAGAAAGAAAACAAATACTAGAAGACTTTGAATCTGGAAAAGTACATGCTGTTTGTAATGTCGGTGTCTTAACAGAAGGTTGGGACGCTCCCCGAACAGATTGTATTGCTATGTTAAGACCAACCAAAAGTCTAGGGCTCTACGTTCAGATGTGCGGTCGAGGTATGCGATTGTACCCAGGCAAAGATAATTGTTTGCTTTTGGATTATGGCGAGAACATTGCTAGACATGGTTGTATTGATACAGCCAAGCCAGATCAAGAAGTAAAAATAAGAAGACCTAAAATCTGTGGCAGTTGTTTGGCTGTCAATCCACCGCATGCAAAGAAATGTGTCGAATGCAATGAAGAGTTCCCGGTAGCAGAGTTCTTAACTTTCTTAGTGCCTATGGAAGAAAGAAAGGTAGCTAAGAAAACCAAGGCAGATTCTGGAGCAGTTATCTCTGACGAGAAACAAAAGAACAAGAGTTCTTTGGAAGTTGTAACCAGTGTTAGTGCTGCTGTTGCTGACTCTAAAAATGGCAACAAATATTGTAAGGTATTCTTTTATGTTGATAATCAGTTCTTGCCTAGAATGATGCCACTTATGTTTGGCCACTCAAGAATGCACGGACTAGCAATCAACCATTGGTGTCGTTTAGTAGATCCAAAAATCTGGGGCGTACCTAGAACTTCTGAACAAGCAGCCGCCAAGATAAATCAAGGAGCTCTCAAAGGAGTTAAGTCTGTTGGGATAAAAAGAGAAGGTAAATATTTTAATGTAAAGAAAGTAATTTTTGACGATAAGGAGATATTTCTATGAGCAAAATAAATAAAATGATAGATCATGTAATGTTATCTGAGCCACCAAAGTATCGACCATATTTAGGTATGAGTCAGATTGGTAATCCAGATGAAAGAATGCTTTGGTTAAATTTTAGATGGTGTTTACCACCAAATAAATTTGAGCCAAGAGTATCTAGGATCTTAGAACTAGGTAATGTTATTGAAGATGTCGTTATTGATTATCTTAAAAAAGCAGATGGCGTAGAAGTATTTACTGAAGATAAAAAAGGCGATCAGTTTAAAGCTTCTTTACTTGGCGATCACTTCTCTGGGCATATAGATGGCGTAGTTAAAAACTTGCCAGAGCACAACGATGATTCTATGGTCCTGGAAGTTAAGAGTTCCAACGACAGAAGATTTAATAATCTAGTAAGCGAAGGTAGTTATGAGCGTTGGTCACTAGAATATGAAGCGCAAGTACATTGTTATATGGGTGCTTTTAAATTACCTAAGTCATTGGCTTTGGTTTACAACAAAAACAATTCTGATATCTATACTGAAGTAATAAAATATAATGATGAACTCTTTCAATCTTTGATAGAAAAAGCTAAAAGAATTATTACTTCACCAGAGCCACCAGATTTATTCTTGAGTGAGAATGATTGGAAAGTTAAGAACTTACCGAAAGAATCTAGAGAAGTTTATTTAGGCAGGGCAGAACCGCCTTTTAAAAATTGTAGAAACTGTAAATACTCAAAGCCAGTGATAGAAGTTTCTGGAGCTACTTGGCGTTGTGGTAAGAAAGGTGTTTTATTAAATCCAAAACAACAAATGGATAAGAAAAATTGTCCTGATCACGAACTTATATTTGGTTTAATACCCACACCTTTTTAATAAAAAGTTTGCAATAATATATAAAAATCGTTATATAATACGCATATCTCTATAAAGAGGTGCGTAATGGCTAAAATATTTAAATTAAATACATTTAAAAACATAGCTAGTCTTAGAGGCGAAACTACCAGTCTCGCTGATTATCCTTGTATCGAAGCTTGTAGTTGGCACAATACTATGGATAAAGGCCGTTGTTCTGTCTGCGGTTTATATGATTATCAACACTCTCCAGCTTTTTGGAACTCATTGCCAAGAGTAGAGCGTAAGATGATAAATCTTAATAACTCTGAGAAAGGTTATAAAATAAAACAGATCTATAAGTAAAGCACTGGCTTAGGTGTAGATCGCTAAATATATGTTCAACATATATAGAGCGAAGCTGACACTAACGACATACCCAGCACTCCCGGTGAGTATATTCTTCAAATTCATGCGCGGATTATATACAAAAATATTTTGCATATAAAAAAAACTTTTTATTTCTTTTTATTTCTTACAATATTTTCACACCACCAGAGCAACATGTCCTCACTCAAGGTGTGTTTGATGATGTTGGCACGCTGACAAACCAATTGAATATTGTATCTGACGTACCATTCTTCTGGATCTATTCTATCGATAGTTACATTTAAATCTTTCTTACCATTGCCATCTCGATAGTGTGTCATTAATAAACCAGACAAAGCACAAAGCCCCTCTTGTTCTTCCCATATCTCTATCAAATCTTCTGGCGTTATCTCCCATTCTTTATCTGGATTTTTGCTAACTCTAGTATGTCTTAGTTGATTGTGAAGTAAATTTAAAAAACTTTTGTAACTTGATGATCGCTTTCTGTTTCTGTCTATGACATGACAATCTTTACAAAGACCACGATAGGTTATGCCACCACCAACTTGTTCCCTAGCTTCAAAAAATTTAATCTTCCGCCTTTTCTTGCAAAGCGTACAAGTTCTGGTTTTTTGAGTCATTAGGCCCTGGGCGAGTGAATTACTTCTATGGTTACGTCCGGGTATATTGCTTCTACTAATTTCTTTTTTAATTTAAAGACATCAGTCAATACTCCCTTAGTATCTTCTATGACTTCTTCTCCTTTGACGTTTTTATATTTAAAGTCTGCTATGTAAGTGCAGATCTTTTTACCTTCAACAAAACATGGAAACTGAGGGTGAACTTCTATGTCTGACACTGCGCCAGCAGATTCTAATTCTTTTAGGAATTTATATCTGGCGGCCTCTAATTTGCTATCAAATGTGATACCATCTAGTTTCACCTTTATAGCTCCGTATTTGTTCTTGTTATAGCCCATAATTTATTATACAATTTTTTATATATTTT